ATTCTCGCTATCAGTTTCCTCCGGCTTAATAGGAAGCCCGACTACAGATAAAGACGGGGTGGAGGCCGAGTGTTGCCTTAATCCGCTGTTGCGAATTTATGACCCAGTGGAAATTAAAAGCGATTTTGTGAACGGTTTTTATAAGATTGTTTCTGTTACCCATTCGGGAGATACGCACGGCAACGAGTGGAAAACAAAAATTAAAGCAACCTCTTTAGACAAGAGCACGAATAGAACAGGAAAAAATTAAATCTTATGTTGCAATCGGAAAGAGTAAATTCTGAGTTCGATGCTCGGCAATCTGTAATAGATGAGGCGTCGGCAAACATTCATGTTTCCATCCCTGCCAAAGTGGTAGCTGTTGACCTCGGGCGGCAGGTGGTATCTTTAAAACCGACCGTTCAGGCACGGTTAAGAGGGAAAGACGGGACTATTACAGATACGGATTATCCCGTTATCACAGAATGCCCGATTGTGTTCCCTCGGGGCGGCGGTTTTGCTCTTACCTTTCCGATAAATGTGGGGGATGAGTGTTTAGCAGTTTTTTCTGATTCGTGTATTGACTTCTGGTGGCAGTCTGGTGGGGTTCAAAGTCCTAAAGATGAAAGGCGGCACGATTTAAGTGACTGCGTTGCCGTTTTCGGCATTACCTCCCAGCCGAGGAAATTGCCAAGCGTTCAGAGTGATGCAATCGAGTTAAGAACCGAGAGCCGTTCCGATTATATTTCCCTTCAGGGCAACAACATAAATATCAATATTTCAGGGACGGCAACGGTTAACGCCTCAAAAGCGATTGTTAATTGTCCCACAAACCAGATAAATGGCAACGTGACAATTTCAGGTGCGACGGTTATCCAAGGCGGCTTGGCTGTTTCGGGCGGTTCGGGCGCTTCGGTTTCTGGCGACCTGAAAACGACAGGCGATGTTGTTGCCGGCTCGGTTTCTTTGAAATCCCATACTCATAAGGGCGTTCAGACTGGCAACGGCAACACGGGAAGTCCGAATGCGTAAGGAACTTGAATGCAGTACAGAAAATTAGACAGAGACGGGGATATGACCTTCGGGCATTCCGCTAAGGATTATTTTCAAGACTCACCCGAGGCGGTTGCGCAGTCTGTTTTAACTCGGCTTCGCCTTTGGAAGGGCGAATGGTACTTGGACACAGACGAGGGGACGCCTTACCTACAAGAAATTCTAGGAAAGAACAAAGAGGCATCTGCGGTAAATGCTCTTTATAAGCGAGTTCGGGACACAGAAGGTGTTAAGTCAATAACCAACTTTCAAACATCTTTTAATCCAGACACGCGAAAGATGAACTTTGAGATTGAAATTGAGACAGATTACGGGAGCGCGGTAGTAAATGGCTAAGACCTTTTCGCAACTTGCATACATAAATGATTCAGGGTTTTATGTTGCCGACTACGCGGATTTTTTAGAGTTTCATCAGGAGGCGTTCCGCGGAATTTACGGTCAGGACGTAAACCTAGACCCCGATACGCAGGACGGACAACTTTTAGCTCATTTTGCTCAATGCAATTATGACCTTGCCACGCTTGCGGCTAAAGTTTTTAATAACTTTTCGCCGACCACGGCAAGAGGGGACGCCCTTTCCCGACAAGTAAAAATCAACGGCATTACTAGACAAGGTTCGACCGCCTCCACTGTAGATTTAACCCTTACTGGCAATGAGGGGACGACCATCTTAAATGGGCAGGTGCGCGACACAGAAAATGTTTGGAACCTTCCTGAAAGATGCGTTATCCCAGCCGCTGGCGAAATTACAGTAACAGGCACTTGCCAAACCGCAGGAGCAATCGAAGCCGCGGCAGGTACGATTAATCGAATCGGAACCCCAACGGAGGGATGGATTTCCGTTACGAACAAGAACGCGGCAACTCTCGGGCGGGATGCGGAAACAGATGCGGCACTCCGACAGCGACAAGCCATTTCCGTTTCCCAACCGTCACAATCCATTGCGCAGGGCATCCTTGGGGCAATTCAAAAAATCGACGGTGTATCGCGGGTGATTATCCACGAGAATGCGACGGGCGAGGATTCCGATATTCCGGCTCACTCTGTTGCTTTGGTAGTTGATGGCGGGGACACCAAGGCGATTGCCGAGGCTCTGTATAAACACAAAACTTTGGGGGTTGCGACCGCGGGGACTACCAGCGCTTATGCCGAGGACGCGAACGGGGATTTAGTTTCAGTAAATTTCTATCGTCCCACCGAGGTAAGAATTAAGGTAAGAGTTAACCTTGAGCCGCTCGCGGGTTTCTCTAATCTGTATGAAAACGAAATCCAAGAGCAGGTTTCCAGCTACATTTCTAATCTCGATTTCGGAGCAACTATTTACCGTTCGAAGATGTTTGTTCCCGCCAACCTCGAAGATAATACACATGATGATACTTACGACATAACAGAAATCACCATGGCGCGGGACGGTGGCGATTTACAGGCTAAAAATATTTCTCTGTCTTTTAATGAGCTGGCGGTCTGTGATTTGGAAGATGTGGAGGTAGTCAGCCGTGTTCACGATTGATGAATATTTGGAACGAGTCCCTGCGGAACACCGAGACAAACCAAAATTTAAGGCAACACTCACAAATATTTTGCAACCTAATGTTCGGGTTAACACCCTTCTAGAGGATACAGCAAAATATTATGATTTGGATTCTGCAATCGGAACGCAGTTAACTACCGTCGGGGAGTGGATAGGACGCAATCGGCAGATTAAACTGCCAATCGAAAAACCGTGGTTTTCATTCGATGATACCGCGGCAAAAGGGTGGGACAGCGGCTTGTGGTTTGGTGCGTATGATAGCGAGTACGGCATCGTTGATGCGGATGATGACACCTACCGGCTCTTACTCAGATTGCAGATTCTTCTTAACACTTGGGACGGAACAGCAGAAAGCCTGTTGGTTGGATTTCAAAAAATCCTCCCAGATTGCAAAATTTCGATTAAAGACAATTTCGATATGTCCGCGGACATTTCCGTAGATGTCTCCGACCTTGGAGAAACAGAAAAGGAAATAGTCTCGCAGACGTTGCCGAAATTTCAGCCTGTGGGCGTAACAGTAAACATTAACATCACGAGATAGAACCAATGGCAACCAATGAATTTTTGCCCTTCGCGGAGGGCGGCAATCCGAACGTGGAAAGCCTAGAAACTTGGCAGGACGACCCCGCACGAGAAAACGGATTCACATCGGGGATTGCGAAATCGAAACCCGTAAACAGAATTTTAAAGCAGGGCGCGTGCGCCGCAAAAGCAATCGCCGATATTATCGTAGATAAGACAGGCAAAGACGCGCTCCTGAACTCCGAGAGCTTACAGGAAGGCATTGAGGCCGTCTTAGCGCAGTATCTGCCTTTGACGGGCGGTACGGTGACGGGCAACATCACAGCCCCGACTTTTACGGGCACGGCATCCTACGCGACCAAGGCGGGCACCGCTGACAGCGCAACCACCGCAACAAGCGCAACGAGCGCCACGAAAGCCACTCAGGACAGCTCAGGACAGACGATTACGAGCACGTACATTAAGAGCGCTTCCGTTAGCGGTACGACGGTTACTTTCACGAGAGGGAACGGCACGACCTTTACGATTACGACGCAGGACACCAATACGGATACAAATACAAGCTGTTGGACGCTCTCGGGTGGCACGAACGGATGGGCGCGTGATAATAGCACTGGTTTTTGCATTCAATGGGGCTTGGTGACCTTAGGTGCACGTGGTGATTACTCGTTCACTTTTCCGCGTGCCTTTAGCGTGGTTTATTCGATGTCAACCATCGGAGGGCCTCAAACAAATTACCGCACAAACTACACGGCCTTGACGCACTTACAAGCACTGACAAACACGGGTGGCACGCTGTTGAGCGCGTCAGAAGATGCCGTAGCAATTTTGACAAATTGCCGCTATATCGCTACAGGTTACGTTTAGAGAGAAGCTGAATGTCAATCACATATCTTTGTAAGTTTTCAGAAGAAGGCCGCCGCGGTGCGACCTACGTTAAAGAAGAAAAGACCGCAGAAGAAATCGCGGCTCTTAAAGCGAAGGGCTTTCTTGAAATCAAAGAAACCGATTACGCGCTTTTGCTCGGGAACGTTGACGGGCAGGAGTACATCCGCAATACCGACGGCACGTACTCGCCTTATGTTCCTCCCGCCCCGAGTCTCGAAAGTCTCAAAGAGCAGAAATTAGAGGATTTGGATGCCGCCTTCCTTGAATGGCGCAACGATACAGCGGTAATGAAATCCTCGCTTGGTTTCACGGCTGACGCAGACACAAGAGCCATGCTTGACATTGCGGGACTAGCGACCTTGGGCACTGGTGCCGTTTTCATGGATGCAGACAATCAGCCGCACGAACTGACAGCAGAAGAAATTTCAGTATTGCAAAAAGAGGTAGTGCAAAGCGGCACTGCGGCCTACTCGCAAAAGTGGGCACTTCGCGAAGCTATCAATGCGGCAGATTCTGCCGCGGCCTTGGATGCAATCAAGATTGAATTTAGCGCTTCGGACTTTTCAGCATGATGAACGACACAGCGCAATATGATTTTGCCATCTATAAGGGCGTAGACAAAAATCTGCCTCTTACTTTCGTACAGGATGACGGCTCGGGCTGTTGTTGCGAGCCTAGCGAAAAGACAGCCGTTAACCTGATTCGTACAGGTGCGGTTATGACGATTCGCGATTCCGTCTTTTCTGCAATCTGCGACAGTCTCAGCACCGAAAACGGGCGAATTAAGGTAGGTTACTTTCAAGGCGGTGAGTTCAAAGAAGCCGCGGCCTCAGACGAAAGCGCAGATACTCTGATGCTTATCTTTCCTCACACCGTGACAGAAAAATACGCCTTTAGAAAAGCGGTTTATGACCTGATTCTAATCAGCGGCGAAGACGAAACGCGGCAGGTACTCTTGACCGGTACTGTATCACTTCTCAAGGGAGTGACTTATGCAGGAACAGATTGACCGCGTAATAATCCGCGTCCCCGCGCCTCAGAAAGCCGCAATTCTCGTTAGAAAAAGCGAGGCCGTGAATATTGGTATCCGCGGCTTGCAAGGCGTCAAGGGCGAGAAAGGCGACAAGGGCGCGGACGCCATGATAGACGAAATAACCGATAAGCAAATAGATAATCTTTTTGGATAAGGAATACTGAAAATGGCAACAAATGCAGGTGATTTTCTTTCGCTCGCAGGGCTCACTTACTACGACGGACGGCTAAAGGAAGTGGTGGGCGGCTCAATCACGATTGAAGGCCGCACGATTAAACTTAACAGCGTTTCGGGTGCGGTGCTTGCAAGCGTGACAGTGCCGCAGACTATCTACAGCCTCGCAACTGCGAACGCGGACGGCCTTCTTTCTTCTTCTGACTTTTCGAAAATCCAAGGCGTCAGCGAAGGCGCGAACAAAGTTACCGCCAGTACCACGAACGGATACATTCAGATAGACGGCGCGGATACAAAAGTGTACACACCTCCGAGCGTCACGGCCTTGGCAAGCGGTCTTTACAAAATCACGGTTAACGCAAACGGCTACGTGACAGCGGGCGAGGCGGTTAAAAAGTCTGACATTACGGCACTTGGTATTCCTGCGCAGGATACAACTTACGACGCGGCAACGGGCGACACCGACGGCCTTCTTACCTCTAGCGACTACACGAAGATTCAAGGTATTGCCGCAGGTGCCCAAGTAAACGTTATCGAATCTGTAAAGCTGAATGGTACAGCGCTGACGATTAACAGCAAGAGCGTAAATATCGACCTCTCGGCCTACGCGTTGAAGTCTGATGTTTCTGCGGCTGTAAATTACCGCGGCTCTGTAGACAGCTACGCAGATTTACCGACCTCCCCTGCTCTCGGAGACCTGTACAACGTGGTAAACGCTGATACCGCCCACGACGTGGATGCGGGCGATAACGTCGTATGGAACGGCGAAACTTGGGACGTACTCAGCGGCATGATTACGATTGATTCGATTACCAATGCCGAAATCGACAAACTTTTTGCCTAGGTGAAAAATGAGTTTTCTAGACTTATCAGGTGTGGCGCGTTTTCTTGAAAACTTGAAATCTAAGTTTGTGATGGTTGACGCGCAGACACTGACAGCCGCACAGCAAAAACAAGCGCGATTGAATATCGGGGTTACCGATACAGGCGCTCCCGAGGTGTACATCGGAAGCGGTGAAATGCCGACCGGTTATGTATTGCAAATCGACCCTGAAGGCGAGACGGGCTTTTATAGCAAGGATGAAACGGACGCGCTTCTTGCCGCGAAGGAGGCCGAGATTTCAGACCTTAAGGACAGCACGTACACGAAAGAAGAGGTAGATGCGCTTCTTGCCGCGTACCTGAAACAGGCAACCTATCAGGGCGACATAAACGACGCTATGGAAGCGCTCAAGGGCTAGACAATGACAGACAGCACATTATCAGAAGTATTCAGCGAGAGCGTAAATAAGGCGGTTTCCGAGGCTGTTTCTAAGGCAGTCTCTCAGACGTTGCAAACAATTTATCCCGTCGGTGCGTACTACATCAGCGAATCAGCCACAAACCCCGCTACATTATTTGGATTCGGCACTTGGGAGCTGTTGACAGACAGAACCCTGATGGGCGCAGGGAGCACTTACAGCGTGGGAGCGCAGGGAGGTGAGGCAACGCATACGCTCACTGTGGCGGAAATGCCTAGCCATACGCACAGCATTGCGCTTAGTACAGACAATAGCGGGAATTGGGCGGCTAATCGTCCTAGCTCTGTAATTTGGGCTGACGGTGACCACGACCCCGCTAGAAACTTACCTGTAGGCAAATTGCGGGAAGCTGGCGTGAGCGGGACTTTCGGAGACAGAGCGGTATCAGAGTATTTCGCTTCTGCTTTTATTCAGGCAACGGGCGATAGCTCTGCTCATAATAACCTCCCGCCCTACCGTGCTGTTTACATTTTCAGGAGAACCGCCTAATGGCTGAAACAAATTACACTCTCGCAGACCTCGCTAAAGAGATAATTCTGCAATCTCATCCTGTAGGCTCGTATCTGTTTACCTCGAACAGCGCAGACCCGAGCACATACATGGGGGGGTATGGGAACAGGTGAAAGGCAGATTCCTGTACGCCTTGGAGGACGGACAGTCGGTCGGTGAGACAGGGGGCGAAAAGTCGCACGTGCTCACAATCAGCGAAATGCCATCGCACGAACACGCATCCTACGGGCAAATCCCGCGGATTAACTATGATGATGGAAGCGAGACTACATACTCGCACAAGGATGGTATGGGCAGTTGGTGGTTTAAGACTGTAGCAAGCGCGGTACAGGCAACAGGCGGCAATTCAGCGCACAACAATATGCCGCCTTATCTTGCGGTATACGTTTTCAAAAGGATTCAATAATGGCTTACATTCTGCGTGCCCGAGACAGGGACGGGAACATCATCGACATTCCCGCGTTGCGGGGTGAGAAAGGCGAAACAGGCGGCACGTACACCAAGGCCGAGATGCTCGATTTTTTCTATCCTGTCGGTTCAGTCTACATGACGGCGGACGCCGATTTTCAGCCGTCTGAGGCGTTCGGGGGCGCATGGGAAGAGATAACCGGTACGGCTGACGCAATCAGAATTTGGAAGCGCACAAAGTAGAATTTAATTGTAAATACGATAAAACCCTACAGGGAAATCCCATAATCAGGTACAATTAGGACAAAGAAGGGCGGGAACATTCCTAAGCGCTCCCGCCCGTCCGTCGGAGTTTTCCGCCCCACACTCAGCGTTATCTCCTAAGAGGAAATATTAAGGGAAAAGCCTTAAATTTCATATTGGATATTTATCTTAGGAGATTTTCATTATGGGCGAATTTGCTAGTAAAGGGGTTGCGGGTACAGGGCTCGGACTCGGAATCGCGGGAACGGCTCTCGGAGTGCTCGCGGGTGGTGCTAATGGTATCCTTGGGAACGTACTCGGAGGAAACCGAGGCGGGGTGCCCGCAGGTGGTTTCGGTGGCGGATGGAACTGCGCAGAGTCCGCACTTTATCAAAATGCCATTTCTGCGAAGGATGCGGAAATCGGACAGCTTAAAGCGGAACGGTATGCGGATTCCGTCGGCATCGGTGTTTATCAGAACGCTATTAATTTGAGTAATCGGAATGATGAAAAAATTAATGCGAACCTCGAAAAGTCCTACACCGAACTAATCAATACGCGGGAAAGAATCGTTAAAAACGAAATGGAATTTCAATGCGCACAGAAGGACATTTCCCGAATCTCAGCGCAGGTAGCGGCATTGGATGCCGAGGCGGCAAATCAGCGAGTTTTACAGCAGAAAACCGAGGACGCCATTAACTGCCTTGCAAATTCCACTAACGAGCGATTCGGAGCGGTTTGCGCAGACGCCATCACCTTGGAAGCCGAACGCAGATGCGCGGGCGATAACTCGATTATGCAGTATGTTAACGCCACCTTTGTGGCCGGCAAGCTGGTTATGCCCCGCTCTTCTATCTGCCCTGAAGTGATGCCGCGTTACAACACATGGACAGCTCCGACGACCGAAGCGCCGGATACCACTTCGATTAGCGGAAATATTAACGTGACTGGCAACACGGGATATACGCGTTGCAACGCTGAGTAACCGGGCGGAGGGCATAGAATGTTTATTCACACTCAGGATGTCCCCGCCATTGTGACGGAGTACATTAATTCGGTAATCGTTCCGAAGGCGAGCACCAAAGGCTTGCTGGCAACAATCGGTTTCATGGTTGGCGGTCAAGGTCTTGGCGTTGGCGTCGGAAACATGATTCATCAGTACGAACCGATTCTTCGCTCTTTTTCGATTATTGCTGAGGACGGGAGAATAAATCTGTCCGACGTGAGAAGCCGAGCGGAAAACGCCATGAAAATGGCGGGAGGCAAACTGGACTTGTGGGGTGGGTTTTACACGTTCGACATGGAGGATATAAATTCTATGCTCTCCATTGCCGCAAAATACGGAAAGGAGTAATTGCCGATGTACGATGAAACAGAAGTCAAATATATGCACTGTCGCCTTAAGGCGCGTCTGTGGGAAAAAATCCGCAAGATTCTTGAGGAGGATGAAACACTTACAAGCCAAGATTGCGACAACATTAAAGACTGCACCGAGGCTCTTAAAAACATTAAGCACCTCGAAGAAGCCCGATAAAAAAACTCTCTGAAAAGAAGGTTTCTTTATCCGACTTCTAATCGCCCCGCCATTGTGCGGGGCTTTCTTTTTATAGCGGTTTTTTTATTTTAATAGGTAGTTCAAAAAAATGATTAATACGCTTTCGAACCTTTTCCCGCAAGCAGACAAGGCTTTGCTTTCCGTTGGCGGTTTTCTTGGTGGCGTGTACTCTTTTCTTTTTGGCGGTGGAGTTGGTTTCATCCTAATTTGGTTAATTTTGTTCGTGGTTGTTGACTTCGCAACGGGCGTCTGGAGTGCTTGTAAAAGGGGTGAGTGGCACAGCCGAGAGTGTGCGAACGGGATAGCGCGGAAGGTCATCATTTTTGTAATGGTTGCTTTCGCGCACGGGGTCGATGTCGTTTTTTCTTCGTTAATTGATATTCAGATTATTGAGTCGATTGTCATCTGCGCTTATGTCCTCTCAGAGTTCGGAAGCATTATCGAGAACCTAGAAAAGGGCGGGCTGGGGCACGTTGTCCCCGAGAGCATCCGAAAACTTTTAGTGGTGCTTAATACGAATGTTGAAAAGAAGATTGACAAATTAGGAGAGTGATTAATTATGAAAAAAGAAGTGCTGGAGTATGACCCGCAGACGGCTTTTGCTTTAATTTCTGAATATGAAGGATTGCGCTTGGAGGCTTATCTTTGCCCCGCCGGAGTTCCGACTATCGGCTATGGTCACACTAAAGGCGTGAAGATGGGCGACAAAATCAGCCGCGAAAAGGCCGAGGAGTTATTGCGGGAAGATTTGAACTATTATCAGGATGAATTATCCACGCTCGTGAAGGTTCCTGTCACTCAGGGACAGTTTATTGCCCTCATGAGTTTTATTTACAACTTTGGGCTTGCCAAGTGCCGCGGCTACACCATTTTTAAAGAATTGAACAAGGGCAATTATGCGGGTGCGTCCGCGTGGCTTCTTAAATACACCTACTCGGGCGGCAAACAGTTAAACGGATTAATCGCCAGAAGGAAGGCCGAGCAAAGAGCCTTTAATTCCTGAAGGTTGGCCTTATGTCTGGTGCAGTAAAAGCAATCGTTATTGCCGCAATTCTATCTGCGGTTTTTTTCTCTGGTTGGCGGGTTTCCTCCTTAAGGTGGGAGGCTCGCTTTTCGGAATATAAAAGACAAGAGGCGGAGGCAACACTTGCAAAACAAAAAGAGTATGAAGCCGAGCGCGGGCGGCTGGAAAGTGCCGCGGCTCGGTTGCGGGCTGACCTTGATAATCGTTCCGCTGATACTGACGGGTTGCGCCAGCAAGTTGCCGTGTGGAAAGGCCGAGCAAAATCTGCCGAGTCTAAGCTCGCAATTCAATGTCTCGGGGTGGTTGCAGAGGAGCGGAAACTTAGAGAAGAAGGAGAAGCAATTATTCGATTCTGCCAAGCCGCTTTACCAGACCGAGGCGGAGAAAGCGGAAACAGCCGCGGCAAACAAGAAGAAAACACCAACTAACAACAATTAATTTTTTCATGGTTTTATGTACCCGTGGGGCGTTGGCAGAGCACCCCGCGGGTATCTTTTTTTTTGCTTAAAATTTACGACGGTTGCCGCTCTCTTTCTCGGGCGTCTATCACTTCGGTAATCATCGTGCCCAATTCCTGAAACTCCTCACGTTGCATAAAGTAATAACCTTCATCTGCGGCATTTTGGATAATAGCCTCGATTGTGCAGAGCGCTCGGGTGGAAAATTTCGGAAAGTCTTTTCGGACTAGTTCCAACCAAGAATAAGGAACAGAGTTCGTTATTCCCATTTGCCCGTACTTTGCAAAGTACGTCGCAGACTCAATAATGAAAACCTCTAATTCCTCGGTATGTACTTCGACAAGTTCGGGCATTTCATCATCTCCCTGTTGAACCATAACCGCCCGTCCCGCGTTCCGTTTCCGAAAGAGTTTCCGCTTCAATAAATTCAACCGGCGTAACAGCTTCAAAACATATCTGCGCAATTCTGTCCCCTTTCAAAATTTCGTAGTGGTCAGGCAACCCGAGGGCTTTGCTCATTGGCGACTGGTGGAAAGAAGCCATCACAAAAATCTCGCCTCGATAGTCGCTGTCAACAATCAGCGGTGTAAGGATTAAGCCTTTAAGAAAAGAGGAGGAGCGGGAATAAACCTTTCCGCAGTAACCCGCGGGAATTTCAAAGGCAAGCCCTGTCGGAATTTTTACGGGCTGTCCGTTTACGAGACTGACATCCTTTGTTGCGTATAAATCGAGTCCTGCCGCCCCCGCAGTCCCAGCAGTCGGAACAATGGCGAACGGGGATAATTTTTTGTATTTAATTTGCATTGATTTTTTCCTTGATTTTGTTTGTTGTTGCCGAACCGAGAGAGGTTCCAAGAAGGGCATCGGAAAGATTTGCGAATGTTTTAATTTCCTCTGTGGAATATTTACCCTCGGGCTTTGCGGACTCCATTATGACTCGTCCCCGCTTCTTTTCCGCTTCCTGCTTGGCGGCTTTGTCCTTTTCGATTTCCTCAAGGATTTTTTCCACCTCAGTACGAAGGGCAATCCAGAAGCACCTAAATTTAACAGATGGCGTGGAATGTTCGGGGATTCTCACGTTTTCCTTTGCCGCACAACAAATAGGACGCGAACCAGAAAGACAAAGGAATTTAATCATTAAACAAAATTCGTGCATTTCTCTTTTCGTGTATTGCGGCTCGCGGTCGGAATCGTGTTCCGCAAGATAGAACAGGCATTTCTTTAAATCTTGTTCCGGATTTCCTTTATTCTGATAGCGGAAGGCGTATTTAAGCGCATTGCCGAGGTTAAATCTAAGCCGTTCGCAGAAGTGCAGAGGTTGCAACCTGATTGCCGCATTCTCGTAATGGTCGGGGTGATTGATTAAATCAGTTTCCATTCTTTTCTCCTTGTTGTTGGTTTGCCGCCCGCTGGCGGCATTAAGATTACTTAGAGATTTCTTCGCGGATTTTTTCGGCTATCCACCGAGAGAATCCGAGCGCCTTCAGCTTCGGGATTAGCGTCCGAGGGAGGCTGATTGTAATTGTCGCGCTCCCCTCTGGTGTAACCCGAGGCCGCCCCATTTTCTTCGGGGCGTCCGTTTTCACCTTTCCTTTCTTCATGCTGTTTTCCTTTCCACCTTCACCATGCACTGAAAACCGTCCTCGTCAATCCCTGTAATTCTGTAAAGAGATTCGGAGAAGTTCTGCGCGTTCAAAAAATCGTCCGAGTTGCGAACGGTGCTTTCATCCATACCAGCGGCTACCTTTTCGGCAATATATTCCGCATCTTTGGATTCTTGGATTTCATCTACAACACGAAAGGCCGCCTTGTCGTCCTCGGCTTCAAACTCGATGTCTAATTGCGAAAGGATTGCGCCCGTATTACGGAAGTCTGCCAAGATAATGTAATTTTTCATCTGTTTCTCCTTAGTTTGTGGCGGGGCATCTGTTGCCCCGCAAATTGCTGATTAATCCAAATATCCAATAAGCCGCTTAATGGTGTTCAGAGATTCAATGGCATTGCGTAAATTGTCGCGGAGCGCGGTTAATGCCGAATATCTGTCATGAACATTCTGGGTAATTTCCAAAACCGCTTCGAGGCTTGTAATTGCCGTGTTGATTTCGCAATCCTCTCTTTTTGCATACCGAATCATCGCCTTTAAGCCGGATAAATTAGATTCCAAAACCTCAATCTTTTCCAGCGCTCCTTCCAGCTCCTTGGTGGTTATCTGCGCCTGTCTTTCCACTCTTGCATCTGTCATACTAAAAACTCCTTTAAGTAGCGTGGCGGGTTTCTTTCCCGCCCTTGTTTATTGAATCCATTCATCACCAGTTTCAAGGAAGCGGGCTTCGCGAAGTGATTCAACCGCATCTTCCACCCCTGCGATTGCAAGTGCTCTGAAAGTTTCGGATTCTTTGCGGAGACTGATTAAGGCGTCTTTTGCGTCCCCGAGTTTTGCTCTTTCGTCCCCGTTGTATTCCAAAATATCGCGGATTTCTTCGATGCGAGCCTTTAAGGAATCAAGTTGTGCGATTGCGAATTTTACGTGCCCTTGTGCTTCTTTCTCGAGTTCGTGGATTTCTTCCCAAGTTGCCATTTTTGAAAACTCCTTTAAGTAGTAACTTTGTATGGTTATTATTATAACTAAATAAATAGATAATGTAAAGTTGCCTTCCTGAGAATCAAAAAGAGCGGAACCCAATCCGCTCTTCCTTCGCTAGCCTCTGCCAGAAGCGGCTTATTCCTGCTTTTCGTGTTCAACAGAGTACTTGTAGATTTCTGCGGTTTCGAGTTCATCAGCCGCAAGTCTTACTTTGGTTTCGAGCCGGATGGCTTCATTCGCCAGCAGTCTGGCATAACGCTTAACCGCTTCCGTCTTTTCGAGGCGGTCGCATTCTTCATAGGCGGTCTTGAGTTCTTTCATAAACGCACCGATGAGTTTAAAAGAGTCCTCTGCGGCTTCGAATAAGTCCGAGGCGGCACCTCTTTTGGTGAGGTAATGTGTTTTCTGGTATCCGTCAATGTCCCGTTGCTTTTCAAACATTCTTTTTACTCCTTTAAGGTTGATAATCTTGCGAAGCGGTTCCGCCCGCTGGCGGTTTACCTGTCCGCCTCCATGTCGGCTTTTATCCGTTCGGCTCTGTGCAACTCCCAAGCCGCGTCCGTGATTTTATAGCCGAGGTACTGAGCGCCAGAGGAAACCTCGATTGCCAAGTCAATGATGCGTTCCGAGATTTCGGTGCTGTCGCAGTCAAAGTAAAGCGCCTTGATTTCATTCAGATGCTTTTCAATCGTGGCGAAATACTGCAGGGCGTCTGCGAACTGCGTGTCCGCCTCCTGCCTTATCATGTTGTAGTGAAATTTGCCTTTAATCATTCGTAAAATCTCCTTTAGCTGTTCTGGGCGGAAGCCTGTTCCGCCCGTTTGCGGGATTAGAGTTCAATTCCGAGTTCGGAATACTTATGCCGTTCCGCCTTGTTCATGTCGTCGGCAACTTCCACGATTCGATATTGCAGGCTATAGGCGGCTCGTTGGATTTTGTCTGCGATTTTGTCCAATTCCACGGATTTTTCCATCGTGTTGCAACCGGAGTAAACCCTGTTAAATTCTCCGAACTGCATCCCGATTTCTACGATAAGTTCCATCACGCTTTTCATGTGCTTGTCTGCGGTTTCGTGGATTCGCTTGTAGCGCGGCGAGGTGAAGGTTTCAATTGTTTTGTTTTCCATGAGGCAACTCCTTTAAGTTGGTTTCTGGCTGTTGGTTACTGGGCGTCCTTCAGTTGCTTGGCGATGTCGCGTGCCTTCTGGAGGAGGCGGGCGAGATATTCAGCGCGTTCAATCAGTCCGCCTTCATTTGCGAGGGAGTCAATACCGTCTTGGCATTCTTCAGCAGTTTCCCAAGAGTACGGAGATTCGATAAAAGCATCTGCATCTTCTTTGATAAGTCGCACCTGAAGGTGGGCGGAGGAGATTGTGCGGGCGAGCTTCTGTTTCAGGGCTTCTCTTTCGGTGTTTGTCATTGTTCAACTCCTTTAAGTTGTGTTCTTGATATAGATGGTATTATAACTAAATAATTAGGAAATGTAAAGCGGCAACCCCCGCTTCTGTTGCCGCTCTGCGGTTCGATTACTCGGCTTCGGCTTCGCCCTCAATCGCCTTAAGGTCGTCCAGTTGCTCCATGAGGAGGGAGCAAGTGAGTGCGTTCTTCTGAAGCCTTGTCACGTAAAAGGCAATGGAGTAGTCGCCAGAGGTGCTGTCAGAGATTGCGGAGTAATCAGTTCTTACTCCGGCGCTCTTTACCATTTTGGTGAGCGCGTTCAGTTCCCGCTGAATCTGGTTGAGGTTCCGAAGGAGAACCCGCTTTTTGATTGAGAGTTCATCCTGCGTAAATTCGATTGCCTTCTTGAGTGCCTTTTCGTTCATTGTCATTCTCCTTAGAGTTAAGGTAGGGGGCTTGCGCCCCCTTCTGGTTACTTGTGGAAGATTGTGCGGTTGTGGAGGCGCTGAATGTTGTAACCTCCAGCAAGGATTGTTTCGATGAAAACCGTGTCCTTTTCGCCCTTCACCCAACCGTTAATCTCACCTGTGGCGGAGTCGATTGTGAGGCAGTCGGCATCAACAATCTTGCCAATCCGCTGTTCGAGCTTGGAGGTGAAGCGGCTTGCCAATTCTTCCACCGTTGCCTTGGCGTGTCTGCGAGAGATTTCGCGGAGGTAATCAGTGTCGCCATAGTATTCGCGGTTCTTCTTGAGTTCTTCCTGATATTCGTTTTCTTCGCATTCGCGGAAAAACTTCTTGAGGCTTTCGGGGAGCGCTTCAAATCTTGCGGCTTCCTCGGCTCTCTTGGCTTCTCTTGCGGCTTGTCTGGCGGCTGTCTTGTTTGCGGTTTCGAGTTCGCGCTTCGTAACTCTGATGTCCCGTTCGAGTTCTTGAATGTCAAACCAGTCATTGGTGTTGGCGAGCTTGCGTTCGAGGCGGTTCAGCTTGGCGGTTAACTTTTCTTGTCTAGGTGTCATTCTTAACTCCTTTAAGTAAGTAATTTCTATAGTTAGTATTATACTTAATTAATTAATAAAGTAAAGTAGGAAGAGCCGGTTTTCACAAGTATTTATACTTATGCCGCCAAGCGCAATGGATGTTTACAGTAGTCGGTAGTAAATATTACAAGTTTTTACATGTTTTGGGGCAATATAAAAAAACTATTCCCAATTCTGCCGCTTTACGTGCCGAAGGCTTCCGTCCCTGCATATCTTGCGGAGCGCCTTTCGGTAGTCGGGCGTTTCATTCGTCGGGCGCTTTATCCCATTGTTAAGGCAGAAGTTTATGAGGTCGCAGTCGCTTCCGTGTTGCAAAAGATATACCAGCTCTACCGCATCCGAGTCCGAATCGCAAAACCACGCCTCGCGGGGCTTGTAAAAATTCCGAAGGTACGGCTCCGGCTCAACGCCTCTTTCTGCCATTTCCTTCTCAAAGGTCTCCACAAGGTCTAACACGGAATATTTATTGAATGCCTTAAATTTTCTGCTCATTTTTTTTGCTCCTGCTTATCCTCGGAAACCTCGGGACAATCCAGATTGCCAAGATAATACGGAATCTGCCTATTGCCCACCTGATAATACCGCTTTACCTGCCCTGCCCCGATATGCTCAGTTGCCGTAACAAAGTACGGGAAAAATCCGTGTTTCCTCGCCCCTGACTGCGCGCTCCCAAGTTCCGCGTACCAATCCGAAAACTCAAAATTCCCCGCTGTCAATTTAAACACCTCGGAACATATTTCCAAGGCGTCTAAAACCGATTCGATTTCGTCCCCGCGGAACACGTACCTCCCAATAGTGCGCGCCCTTTCAATCACGAATAAAAGGTTATGTTGCGCTGAATCCAACACCTTTAAAGCCGCTATCCCCTTTTCGTTTCGGAAACGTCTGCGGGAGGAAACCGCCATAATATTCGCCGAAACAATCCCGCACAAGTTTATTATTTGTTGCTTGTTTGCCTTTCCTGTTCTTAGTGTTAGGAATCCTGTCAACGCGATATTTGTATTAGTTTCCATCATTTCTCTTAATTGAGATTCGCGTATTTTCCACCTCGTGGGGAGTCGGTGCGGTTGGCAACCCGCTGGGCGTTTTTTCTCTCTATTCCTCATCGTGTGTCCTTTCTGGTGATTTATTGAGTACCGCCTGAAACAGTCCGCCGTAAACCGGGGCTGTTCGGGGCTTCTCGCCCATACCGTTCACTAAGAAAACAGTCGCACCGTTGGCGGTCGGATAATTACATTCCTTGTCGGGCATAAGTCTGATTTTGTGCCCGTCCTTCGTGTAGGTGGGCTTCGGCTTAAAGGATGGGACGCGGTTGCGGGATTTTTCAAGGCAGACGTGGCAAGCCTGTCTCCTTTTCCCGTTCCATGTGTCAAAGTCGGAGCGGTGAAGTACTTTATCGCAGACGGTGCATTTAAAATATTCGCCAGTGGATAGAAGCGCCTTCTTGCGAGCCGCTTCCGCTTTCCGCTCGGCCTTCCGCCTTTCGGTTTCCGATTTTATGCGGGCGATTTCCTCCCGACGCTCTTCCATTTTTTTCTTATATTCTGGGTCTGCTCTTCTGGCGTTGCTTTGAATTTTTCGGGCAACGCAGACTGAGCAATTTTTCCTTTCTTGCCCGCTCCGCCCGACGAACATAGAAAGCGGTCGCAACTTATGGCAATGAGCACATTCTTTGTATTCCATGGTTTTTGGGTGTTGCCGATTTCTGGCTGAAGGCTTACAATA